GGGGCTTCCGCACGAGCAGATTGGCGCTCTGCTGGGCATCAGCGATGTGACCCTGCGCAAGTACTATGACGTTGAGCTGGCGCTTGGGAAAGCCACGGCCAGCGCCAGTATTGCCAAGACGTTGTTCAACAAGGCAATGGCGGGCGATACCACAGCAATGATCTGGTGGACCAAGGCGCAGATGGCCTGGGGCGAAACAAATACCACCAAGCTGGCAAACCCGGACGGCACGCCCATCGAGGGCATAATGGTTTCGTTCGTGAAGGCCAATGAGCCAAGCACTTAACAAGGCTATCAGCCTGGCAGAGTTCCCCGAGAAACTCGCCTGCCTATTCGAGCCATCCCGCTACAAAGTGCTCTACGGCGGACGTGGCGGCGCTAAATCCTGGGGCATTGCTCGAGCCCTGCTTATCCTCGGCGCCAAGTCCCCGCTGCGCATCCTGTGCGCTCGAGAGTTCCAGACCAGCATCAAGGATTCTGTCCACAAGCTGCTCTGCGACCAGATTGAAGCGCTGGGGTTGCTTGGGTTTTACGAGATCACCCAGGCCACGATACGAGGCAAGAACGGCACCGAGTTTGCCTTTGCTGGCCTTCGCAACAACATCAGCAATATAAAATCTTTCGAGGGAGTGGATATTTGCTGGTGTGAGGAGGCGCAATCGGTCAGCCGGTTGTCGTGGAACGTCCTAATCCCAACCATCCGCAAGGCCGGCAGCAGCATATGGGTGAGCTTCAACCCGGAGCTTGAGACCGACGAGACCTATCAACGCTTCGTGCTCAAGCCGCCCGCCGACTGCATGATTCGCAAGGTCAACTGGTCGGACAATCCTTGGTTCCCCGAGACTCTGCGGCTGGAGAAGGACGCGCTGAAAGAGCGGGACATTGAGTCCTATAACACCGTCTGGGAGGGCATATGCCGCCAGACAGTGGACGGTGCTATCTTTGCCCGCGAGATGCAGATGGCCGAGCTCCAGGGCCGGATTACGACCGTTAACTACGACCCCGGCAAACCCGTCCATGCGGTGTTTGACCTCGGCTGGTCAGACTCCACAGCAATCTGGTTTCTGCAGTTCGTTGGCATGGAGACCCGGCTCATCCGCTACCTCGAGGACAGCCAGCGCACCATCAGCCACTACATGGCCGAGATGCAGAAGTTCGGCTACGTCTACGACACCCTCTGGCTACCCCATGACGCCCAAAACCAAACCCTCGCCGCTGCGGGCCGCTCCATCGAGGACATTGTTCGCTCGGCGGGCTATAAAGTCAGCATTATTCCCCGCGTACCGATACCCGACTCGATCAACGCAGCCCGCACAATCTTCCCGAACTGCTGGTTCGATAGAGAGGCTGCGGCGGATGGGATTTCGTGCTTGCGCCACTACCGATATGATGTAGACCCCGAGACTGGCGGATTCAGCAAGCAGCCGCTGCACGATCATTACAGCCACGGCGCGGACGCATTCAGGTACATTGGCCTAATGGTCAACGAGCCACGCAAGGCTAAGAAGAAGGCAACCTTTTCGTTGCCAGCGAACTGGATGGGATAGCAATGTACTACTCTGACAACGATGTGAGCCCCGACAAGCGTATTGACGCGGCAATCAAGTTCCTGCGCCTGGCGGGCGACTCCGACTCCACGAATCGGGCCGATGCGCTGGACGATCTGAAGTTCGCCGCAGGTGACCAGTGGCCGGTGGAGATCCAAAACAGCCGCAATCTTGACGCCAGGCCATGCCTGACAATCAACAAGATCGACGCCTATGTGCGCCAGGTCACCAACCAGCAGCGCCAGCAGCGGCCCAGGATCAAGGTTCACCCGACCAACACCCAGGCAGACGCCAAGATCGCTCAGACGCTAGAGGGCATCACCCGGCACATCGAAGAGAACAGCAACGCCGACACGGCGTATGACAACGCCTTCGACTACGCCGTGCGGATGGGTTGGGGTTACTGGCGCATCGTCACGGATTACGTGCGCGAGGACTCGTTCGACCAGGAAATCTACATACAGCCTGTCGACAACCCGTTCACAGTTTATTTCGACCCAAATAGCGTGCTGCCGGACGGCTCAGACGCTGAGCAGTGCCTGATTACTAGCGTGATGCCCAAGGCGGTGTTCCGCGAGATGTACCCCGGCGCGGACGATGGCGCCAACTTTTTGCAGCGCAGCACGGGCGACGATAGCGCCGATTGGGTGATGACCGAGGACATTCGCATCGCCGAATACTTCCATGTTGAGCGGGTCAAGACCAAGCTCTTGATGCTCTCGGACGGCACCAAAATCTACAAGGATGAGCTGCCCAGCGACGAGTTCCTGGCGCTGGCCGGCATCACTGTTGTGGACGAGCGCCCGAGCTTTCGCAAGGTGGTCAAGTGGTGCAAGCTGACCGCCATGGAGGTGCTCGAGGAGAAGGATTGGCCAGGCCGGTACATTCCCGTGGTGCCGGTCTACGGCCAGCAACTCATCGTTGAGGACAAGCGCAAGAAGTTCGGCTTGGTGCGGTTTGCCAAAGACCCGCAGCGCATGTACAACTTTTGGCGCACCTCAATGACCGAGAGCATTGCGCTTGCGCCGAAGGCCAAGTGGCTGCTTGCCGAGGGCCAAGACGAGGGCCACGAAGACGAGTGGGCGCAGGCGAACATCAAGTCAAGCCCGGTCCTGCGCTACAAGCAGACGGACATTGACGGCAGGCCCGCCCCGCAGCCGGCACGCCTGCAGCCCGAACCGCCGCCAGTTGGCGTGATGAGCGCCGCCGATGCGATCAATGCTGACCTGCAGATGGTGCTGGGCATCACCGACCCCAACCAGCTGCCGAGCGGCAACATCAGCGGCAAGGCGCTCAACGGTCAGCAGCAACAGGTCGATTTAAGCAACTTCCACTACTTCGACAACCTGACCCGCTCAATCAAGCACACCGGCAAGATTCTGCTTGACCTGATCCCCAAGATTTACGACACGCAGCGCGTGATGCGGATTATTGGCGAGGATGGCCAGCCGGACATGGTCACGATCAACGAGCAGGGCGAGGACGAATACGGCGTCCAGAAGGTGCTCAACGACGTCACAGTCGGCGAGTACGACGTGGTGATGGACAGCGGCCCCGGCTACATCAGCAAGCGAATGCAAGCGGTCGATTCCATGATGCCGTTGCTGGCCGGCAACCCCGAGCTGTTTAAGTTGGCGGGCGATCTGGTCTTCAGGAACATGGACTTCCCAGGCGCGGACGTCATTGCCGACCGCCTGGCGGCGAGCAACCCGCTGGCGCAGATCGACAAGAAGTCACCCATCCCGCCGCAGGTGCAGATGCAGCTTGCACAGAGCAAGGCGCAGATTGAGCAGATGACCCAGCAGATGCAGGCCATGCAGCTGGAGATCAACAACCGTGGCCAGGTCGCACAGATTCGCGAGGACGGCGCAACCAAGCGCACGCTGATGCAGGTAACGGCCAAGGCGCATGAGACCGAGGCCAGCAACGCCGAGCAGCGCAACACGGAACAGATGAAGGTCAGCGGTCGCGCTCACGATACGGTCATTGAGAGCAATACCCGGCTTCAGATTGAAAACATCAAGGGCAAGCTGGCCTTGCTGCTCGCCGAAATGGATCAAGGCTCGCTGCACGTTAGCAGCTCCGAGGCAATAGAACGAGCAATCTGATACTATCCAAAAACCTACCGGCGGGCGCACCGGGCAAAATCCTTGAGGTAACTCATGTCGGAAGTGCAAGAGCGACTGGCCGCTAACGTGGTCACCAGCGAAAATCTAGCCGAGTTCAACTCGCAACGTTTGAACCTAGCTACACGCGAGGCGCCAGCTGCGGCTGCGGAGGAAACTCCTGCAGAGCCGGTTGAAGTCAGCGAGCAGAGTGGGCAAGACAGCGAAGAGAAGGAAGCGACAGCAGTAGAAGAAAGCAGCAAGCCCAATAAACTGGAGAAGCGATTCACAGCTCTCACCAAGCAGCGCGAGGAAGCACGGCAGGACGCCGAGCGGGAGCGGGCAGCTAGGGAGGTCTTGGAATCGAAGGTCAGGGAGCTTGAGGGACGCAGCAGGCCGCAGGCAGAGCCGGCAGCAGCCACCGAGGAACCTCAGCCCAGCCAGTTCTCTGATGCGTTTGAGTACGCAAAAGCACTGGCGGAATTCTCCACTGAGCGGGCGCTACGGAATCGAGACAGGCAGGACGCAGAGCGCAAGGCGGCAACTGAGCGGGACAAGGTCATTGAGACTTGGAACACCCGACTGTCGGCGGCTAAAGCGGACCTACCAGATTTCGATGACATGGTGGCATCAAGCGACGTACAGGTCAGTGACCAGGTGCGGGACGCGATACTTGACAGCGATGTAGGACCAAAAATCTTGTATCACCTGGCCGAGCACACCGACCTGGCAACGAAGTTGGCCGGAATGTCCACCGCAAGCGCTCTGCGAGAAATAGGCAAGCTCGAGGCACGGTTCGAGGCGAAAGCCGAGACCAAGCCGATTTCTACGGTTGGCAGGTCTAAGGCGCCACCACCGATCAACCCCATCCGGGGCGGCGGGACTGGCACCGATGTAAAGATTGACAGCAACGGCGAATTTCACGGCGACTACCAATCATGGCGGGCGGCGAGAATGGCCGGCAAAATCCGATAACTTTTAGGAATAAAGAATCATGGCTAATACCCTGCTTACCATCAGCAAGATCACCAACGAGGCGTTGATGGTCTTGGAAAACAGCTTGACTTTTACGAGTGAAGTTGAACGGACCTATGACGATCAGTTCGCTGTCGTTGGCGCCAAAATCGGCAATACCTTGAACGTCCGCAGGCCGGGTCGCTTTATTGGTACGACCGGCCCAGCGCTGAATGTTGAAGATTTTAATGAAACTTCGTGTCCAGTAACTCTTTCAACACAATATCATGTCGACACACAATTTTCTACCCAGGATTTGGCGCTGTCTTTGGATATGTTCAGCGACCGCGTTCTAAGGCCCGCAATCGCAGCCATTGCAAATAAAATGGACCGCGATGGCTTGGTGATGGCAAAGAATGCCACCGCTAACATTGTTGGCACCGCCGGCACCCCGCCGAGCAGCCTGCTGACGTTCCTGAATGCTGGCGCGTATCTGGATGCCGAGGGCGCACCCCGCGACGGTCGGCGCTCTTGCATCATTGAGCCGTTTACCAGCGCAACGATTGTTGATGGTTTGAAGGGTTTGTTTGTGCCCAACAATACTATTTCTAGGCAGTATGAGAAAGGCCTTATGGGAACGGACAGCGCTGGAATGGATTGGAAAATGGATCAGAACGTGGTTAACCAGACGTTCGGCTCCTACGCCACCACCACGTCGTTCAGCTGCAACACCAGCACCGCGACAGGTTTCCTGACCACCGGCTGGGCTTCGACCTCTACCATTGCGCTGTCTTGCGCAACGACAGCGGCCGGTCTGAAGCAAGGCGACGTGATCCAGATTGCCAACGTCTATGCGGTCAACCCGCAGAATCGCCAGGCTTATGGCTCTAACAAACTGCGCAACTTTGTGGTCCAGGCAGACGTCACCGTTGCCACCGGCGGCGGCTTCACCTCGGTGATCGTCTCCCCGGCGGTTATCACGGCAGGCCAGTTCCAAAACGTCAGCGTTACCTCGCCAGGCGCATCAACTGTTACGCCTTTCAACAACACTGGCGTGGTCAGCCCGCAGAACATAGTCATGCACAAATCGGCATTTACGCTGGCTTGTGCTGATCTCGAGCTACCAGATGGGGTCCATTTTGCTGGTCGCGCAAGTGACAAGCAGCTGGGTTTGTCCATCCGCGTGGTGCGGCAGTACACTATCAACAACGATTCGATCCCGACTCGTTTGGATGTGCTGTACGGCTGGGCTCCGCTCTACCCGGAGCTTGCTTGCCGGGTTGCCGCGTAACAATCAGGGGAGCCGAAGCGCTCCCCACTTTCCAACTAATTTAAGGAAACATCATGGCCAATCCCGGACCCGCATCAAGCACCCAAACCCACCCGCAGGTACTGAGTTCCAACCAGGCCTTGCGCCTGCTGGGCAGCGCTCAGAGCATCAACTGCAACGCTACTGGTGACACTGCGATCCCGATTTTGAACACCAGCAGCTACATCATCCTGTACGTGATCGCCACCAACGCCAGCATCTCGCTGACCACGGCGGCTGGTGGCCTGTTCACCGGAACCGCAGCCGGCGGCACTCCACTGGTGACCAGCGCGGCGTTGTCGGCCCTCACAGGCCCGACAGTGGCTTCGCAGCGTGTCGTTCTGGCGGCAGGCGCGGCGCAGAACACCAGCCAAACGATCTATTGGAACATCGCCACCGCACAGGGTGCCGCTGCTACGATGGATCTGCTGGTTTACGGTATTGACTTGACCTTCTTGCCCTAAACGGCGACGGCTCAGGCACAATGGGAGCCGTCCTCAAAAGGGACGGCTTTTTGTCCATCTATTCCTTGGAATTTGCACCATGAACAACAGCGCATTTGCACCATTTGGCCCAACGTACCTGATCGGAACCACGGCGGTGCAGGTGCTTTCGACGAACAACAACGGCTCCACGAGCTACCGCGTTCGGGCACTGCTGACTACCACGCAATACCTGTCCTGGGCGCCGGCTGGCGTGGCCAACGCCACCCCGACGATCACGGTCACAGCGCCTGGCGCATCGCCCAGCGCCTACACCCTCGGCATCACGCCGGGGACGGTTGAGGTCTTTGGCAACCTGCCGCCCAACGGCTTCTTCAAGGCCGACATAGCGGCGGCATTTGAGATCACCCCAGGCGAGGGTCTGTAACATGATCCGGAATCATTCTCGGCATGGTTCCAGATTTCCTATTAGTAAAGTACCTGTAATTGTCACAGCAACGTACCTTGTTGTTGCTGGTGGCGGCGGCGGCGGCGGCTACAACAATGGCGGCGGCGGGGGCGCAGGTGGTTACCGATCAGGAACAACATCTTTAAGCTCAATACTTTCTTATTCAGTAACAATAGGCGCGGGCGGTACTGGAGGGTCTACCGCTACCGGAGTGGGTGCGGTTGGTTCTGATTCAATATTCAGTACCATTACATCTACAGGCGGCGGTGGAGGCGGCGGGTTTGATGGCGTTTCGTCATATTCTCCTGCAACTTCGGGTGGCTCGGGTGGCGGTGGCGGCGCTATATTTGGCCCTGGAGCGGCTGGGAATACGCCAAGCACTTCGCCGTCTCAAGGAAATAATGGTGGAAATGGCGCATTAACGGCTGGTGGCGGTGGCGGTGGCGCTGGAGCAGTTGGAAGTGCGGCGGTTATAAATATTGGAGGAAATGGCGGTGTTGGTTTAACAGCATCTGCGGCTTTAGGCGGCGGGAGTTACGCTGGCGGCGGCGGCGGGTCAAGTCAAGCCTCAAATGCCGGCGGGACAGCGTCATTTGGTGGCGGCGCAGGGGGCAACTCATCGACTAACGGAGCCGCAGGAACAGCCAACACGGGCGGTGGTGGTGGTGGTCGTTATGGAGGTGGTACAGGCAGCGGCGGCGCAGGCGGTTCAGGCGTAGTCATCGTCTCCTACGCTGGCGCACAACTATTTACCGGCGGTACAGTTACAACTTCTGGTGGCAACACCATCCATACATTTAATTCAAGTGGTTCTTTAGCACCGCTTCCTTAAAAATGCAACCATGACCACAGCATCAACCCCAATCCAAATTATCAGCCGAGCGCTCAAGGACATTGGGGCGCTTGAGGCTGGCGAGACGCCCACCGCAGATGCGGCGCAGGATGCTTTCGAGATGCTCAACGACATTGTTGGGCAGTGGTCAAACGAAAACATGATGGTGTACTACACATCGGAAATCATCTTTCCGGTTGTGTCCAACCAGATTCAGTACACCATCGG